AATGATGCTTTATCACCAGGGAAGTAAGCATCTAAACCTGAACCTGTAGGTTGTGTTGTTTCACCAAATTGTAAACCTGGTAATGTTACTGTTCGAACATAGTATTCTACATTTGGTGTCTTATCAATAAGAAGTCTAAAATTATTCTTATTGAGAATAGATTTGTTTATATTAGTTGCCAAGTTTTATTACTCTCTTAGTTGATGTAGTATCTTGATAGTCATCACCTCTATATGTTCTACAAACAGTTTCTTCACAAAGATAACCGTCTTGTATATACTGAGTAGTGATTGTTCTATTCAATACATTGGTTGTTTCTACACCATTAGGAAATGCACTTTTCTCCCATGGTCCTTCTAACACTTTCACATTTTTTGCATAATTTGACATTGTTTTTCCTCTAAAGGGGGTGATAATTCACCCCACAATACTATTTATCTAACTTATTTCTCGTTAACAAAGTCATTGAACTGTTTTGCAGTATCAATAACATCTTGTGCTGAATAAGTTCTCAAAGGCATATCTTTTTTAGACTCGGGATGGTTATCATTCCATGTGTAAATGGTAGTCCTCTCATTCTCGATGTTGTTAATTAATACGCCCTCTGCAAGGGATAGTAAGTCGGCACGAATTTCGTAACCGGATTTTGCTTGATTTGCCATATTTTCCTCCTGTGTGTATGTGTGTATATGACTGCATCTTAATGATGCCTTATATTTAGTTCGCTAAAAAAAAGGTCTCCGAAGAGACCTTTTCTCAAATCAATATTGATTTTACAGAATGTTAGTAACTGCTAATTTTCTGTAGTATTGGTTTGTTCCATCAGAAGCAAGACCGTTAGCAGGTGTAGACCCAACAAATGGGTTTGATACCATACCGTATCTTGTTTTAAATCCGATTTTTGGTTGGAAAGTATTCTCACCAACTGCACGAACCATTTGTAATGGAACGTAAGGACAATAGAACATACCAGCGTCATAAGGATTACTTCCTCTATAACCAACTGTTAAGTAGTTTGAACCAGCATATGGGTCAATGTATACTTTAACTCTTCCGTTTAATAAACCAGCAAAAGTATTACCAGTATCGTCAACGTTTAAGTTGGTATTTAAAGCAGGTGCGTAATCTAATACTCCTGCCATTGAAAGAGCTGATGCTACGTCTGAAGAACATAGGATAAAGTTACCTTTTCCTCTTCTTGTTTCTTTAGCAATTTTGTTTGATTCTCTTTCGATTTGGAATAATAAACCTTTAAACTTCTCTACAGACCATCTTCCGTTTGCATCAACGTCTAAGTTGAAAGTACCTGCACTTGCAGTGTCAGCTGCACCAGTTTTTGCCTGGTTGTTGACTTCTCTTACAACTTCTCTGTTGATTTCAGCAAGAATTTCTGATGAAAGAATGTTTGCTAGTTCTGATTCTGCATCAAGACCGTGGATTGCTTTTAAGTCTTGTGCTAATTCGAGTGTATACTCAGCTTTTAATGCTCTGGAAACTGCTGTCACGGTTGATTTCTCAATTGTGAATGACATCTCTTGGAATTCATTTGATGTACCATCACCTAGTGATTCAGCAGAAGCTGTACTCATACCTGTGTTAGTTGCATTTTCATATGCACTAGCACTTGCGAAAGGGTCTCCTTCTGGGTCAGCATCAACACCAGCAGAACTGTTTGGACCTGCAGAAGCAGATACGCCAGTTCTTGGTTCGTTAACACCTAATGCCTCAGATTGGCCTTCTCTTCCTGCTGATGGATAATCAGCATATCTTGCCTTCATGGCAAAGATAAGACCAGTAGGACCTGTCATTGGTTGAACACCGCAAATGTCGTATGCAACGAGATTTGGCATAGCACGTCTTACTAATGAAATTAGGATTGGGTCCCAATTAGCAATAGCAGACGAACCAGTAGCATTTAAAGGTGCAGCCTCGTTAAGAGATGCTCTTTCTTCTTTAAGAGCGTTTTCTTGGTTTTCAAGAATTACTGCTGTAACCGCTTTCTTGTAGTTATCCTCAATGCTAGGCAATTCGGAATGTTCTAGAATAGGCGACCACTTTTCTTGTAGGTTTTCTGATAAAAACATTTTTTGTTTCCTTTAAATATTATTTAAGTTTATTAATTGCATCTAAATACTGTCTCATTTCTGGGTCAACAACTTTCTCTGTAGGTTCTACATCAAAAGTTCCTGTTCCTTCTTCGATAACAGTCTCTTCAGCGATAGTCTCACCATCAATAGGGAAGTATGCTTCTTTCAACTCAGCAACTTTATCACTAAAGTCTTCTGTGTCTGTGAAGTCTACACCTTTTGATAATGATACCAATTTCTCTTGTTGTGATTCAGATAAGTCTTTGCAGGCTTCTCTGACAACATTGTCTCTTTTGAGAGTATCTAACTCTTCAGTGATTTCCATATTCTTGGACACTTCACCGTCAAGTTTTTCTTCCATCTCATCGAGACGATTTGCGAGTTCGTCCATGACATTGTACTTATCTTCTGGTATTTCAACATAATGTTCTGTGAACAATGTTTTTAATCCATCGATAAAGTTCTCAGTCATTTCAGACCTCAAACCCCTTTCAATTGCGAGTTCGTTTTCTTTCGTCCACTCTTCAGCACAATATGTTAGATACTTGTCAACTGCTTCCGCGAGGTCACCTTTGATAGTGTCTATTGAGGTTTTTAATGATTCTTCATGTTCTTTTTGTAGAGATTCTTTGATTTCTTCTACTTTAGATGAAACAGCTGCCTTGAATATGGTTTTTGCCTTTTCTGTATTTTCTTCAGAAAGTTCAAGTGCTTCTGAGATTTTAGATAGGTCGTCTTCCACTTCCATCTCGACTAGGTCAGACTCGACTTCTACAGATTCTTCGACTTCTTTCTCGTCTTCATCTTCTTCGTCTTCGTCTTCCTCTTCTTCTTTTTTCACCTTTTTCTCGTCTTCTTTTTCTTCAAAGAATGCTTTAGATGATTCTTCAACATCTTCCTCATCTTTTTTCTTCATGAGTTCTACGATGTTTCTTGCAATTTCTGCCTTGCTTAAGGATTCGTCAACCTCTTCTTCGTCATCAGACACTTTTTTATACATTGCCTGAAGTGATTCTTTATCCATTCCTTTCATTGCGTTGACCATTGCCTTAATCATTTCCATCTTTGAAGGTTTTTCTTCTTCAGAATCGTCTTCTTCAGAAACTTTCTTTAATTTTGGTTGAGGTTCAGCCTTTGAAGCACCTTTCTTTTGAGGGTCGTTGCTAATTTCTTTAGAACCACCTTCAGCACTTTTAACTGAATCTACGGCTTTGTCAACAGGATTTTCTTCAGGTTTGACGACTTCACCTTTACCACTTTCAATTGAAGCGGCGTCTGATGAACCTTGCTTGACAGGTTTTTGGTCACCCTTCTCTGCTTTTGCATCAGGCTGCTCGACTTTCTCGTCAAGAACCTCAGCAACTGCTTGAGATAGTGTTTTTTCTAAATCTGACATGTTTTCTCCTGTTAGGGTATTATATTTAAAATACTCTTTTATTTATAACTTATAAGTTCTCTACGAACTTACTCCATACTTTAAGTTTGGTTTCTTCGAGTTTATTTAGTTTTGCGACCTGAATTTCCTTTTTCATTTGCTCAACTTCTTGCGCCCTAAGAATACCGTTTTCATAAATCCATTCTACTCCTTCCATGATGCCTTCTACGAATGCCTCTGGAGCAGATGGGTCTGCGACTATGTCACCTGCTGTTGCAAGTTGAAAGTCACTTTTAACTACTTGTGCGCCATCTTTTTGTTCTAGGGAACCTAGACCTCTAGATGAAACACCAAGTTTTGCACCATCATCAATCAAGTTTCTTACGATTTGACCGTTAGGTGTTGATAAAATTTTTGCTCTTCCCACATAGTTATTACCGTCTGCTTCTAGTTTAGTAATCATGTGAGATACTTTGTCTAAATTGATTGTCGGTCCTTCAGGATGTCCTAACTCACCGAATGCTCTGTCTTTCTCAACAAACTCTTTAACATATCTATTTACTTCTTTATCCATTACTTCTTTCGGATAGATACGTCCATTTCTGTTTTTGATTTGCGACTGCATGAAAATGCCTTCTATAAAGTATTCTTTTTGACCTTTTTCGTTCTCTTCAACGATAACAGGTTCTATTGCATAGTCGTTAAATTCAGATATTAATTTCATTTATTGCTCCTAAAATTTCTTCTTTAGAAATGTCTTCTTCACTCATTTGCAACATAACTTTTTTGACACTCTTCATTTCTTTTTCTGCTGATTTTAAATCTTTATATGTGCCTACTTCTATTTCATCTAAGTAGACATGTATTTTCTTTCGTCTGTCCTCAGCATAGACAACCGAAACTGTTTTACCAGATACTTTCTCAACTTCTCTTTTGACTTCTTTTTGGTCTTTAGGAAGTTTAAGTTTTGCTTCGTTTAACTCAGCTGTTATCTGTTTCCAAGTCTTCATCTGCTTGTTTATCCATCCAAGTTGTTGATGTTTCTACTCTTTTCATGTCAACAACTTCAGCAGTTTTATTTCTCATCAACTCGAATGCTGTTTCTTTTGCATCGTTGAATTTACCTGCTTCTATTTGGTCTATAAATTGTTTACTATCGCTCATAATTAAAAGTCATCTCCTTCTTCATCGCCGTATAAACCATCTGCCTTTTCCTGCTCAATTTCTTGTTGCATGATTTCGTCATCAGTGTCTGTCAAGCGTAAAACATTTGTTTTTATATACTTCTGAGAGAAATATTTTCCTAAGTATTCTTCTGCTTGACCTAATAGGTCAAGTCTTTCTCTCATTATTTCCCCTTCTTTTAATTCAGAGAAATGATTATCAGTTGAGAATTCGTATTTAACAAAATCTTTTATTTTGTCAAACTCTTCTCCTTTCATGATGTTTTTCAACACCAATTGTGTTCTAAGTAAGTCTGTAAAACATCTAGCAAACTTCATTTGCAGTCTACTTACAAACTTATTGAACTTAAGTTCATCTCTAGAAATCTCAGAAGCACGACCCATGTTAAATCCATTGTCTGCTTCCATTCTAGATGAAGGAACATTTAGTGAACGATATAATTTCTTTTTAAAATATTCTATATCGTCAATATCTGCCAAGTTTTGTCCACCTGGTAGAGTACTAATTTCTGTCCCTCTTCCACCTTCCCTTCTGGGTAACCAAAAGTCTTCAAGCATCGACATATGTTTTCTGTCGTCCTTGATTTCTCCAGTGTCTGAGTTATAAACAAGTTTATTTCTATACTTGTTCATGACATCTGCCAAGTATTGTTCTGCTTTTGCTTTTGGCAAGTTACCAACATCAATATAGAAGATTCTTCTTTCTGGTGCCCTTGATATCCTATAGATAACAAGTGCATCTTCCATCATTGATAACTGGTTTGCAGTCTTCAATGCTTTATGCAAATATCCGATTACAATATTCTTAGTGTAATCTAACATTCCTGAAGTAGTATAACTTACTGCCTCAGGTGCTATTTTAAGAGTTGCGCCTTCATTGGCACCTGTCTTATCAAAACCCTTGTCGTTGAAAACAAAAAATTCTTCAACTTTTTTAATTTTTTCTATTTTGGTTTTTGGGTCTCTCTCTTTTTCTACGTTTCGAACTTTCTTAATTTTAAGAGGGTCGATGTTACGAATGTCGACCATACCCTTTTGAACGTTTTTAGAGTCGACAACTTTATGGAAGTATATTCTTCCGTCGACATACCATTTTCTGAATATTTCGTGTGAGTTCTGATTGAACTTCATTAAAGATAGAACTGTATTGAATTCCTCAAGCATTTTCTTTTTAATGCTATCAGAGACATTCACATCTCTTAGGTCAAGTGATACTATTCTATCTTGGGTATCAGAAACAACACACTCATTGATAATATCCTCAATAGCGGCATCACATTCAGGTACTAAAGATGTTTCACGATATCTTGTGATGAGACTTGCCTCGTTCTTAATCCCACCTTCCATATCGACATATTGTCCATATGCACCACCTGTAATGAATCCTGCTTGTTGTTGTATAACAGCAGTACCATCATCGATGGCAGGTGCAACAAAAGAAGGTGCTGACTTCTTCTCTACATCTATTTCTCTTAACTCGTCTTTCTTACGAGATATTTCAAACCCAAAAATTTCCATAATAATATTTATAGCACCCAATCAAGGGTGCTACCTAAAACTAAATTAAACGACTCTATTCCAGTGTGAGTATTGGAATTCAACATCGAATGTCTCCAAGGCGTCGGTGTTTTCATAACTTAAGTCAATCGCACCAATACTTGTTGGAAACATGTTAAAGAATTCGTATCTTGCTAACACTGAATCGTCTTTATTTAATTGTTCGACAAATGCTCTGTCTACAAGATAGTCTAAAGAAGTAATACCTTCACCAGAATCTAATTCTTGTATGTCTGTTTGCCATGCTTCTAAGGCAGTTCTTGCACTAAACTCTACATCGTTTATGATTGTTACTGTCCAAGGTTCAAATGTTCTGTCTCCTGCGAGTTTAAGAACATGTCCTCTGAATGGTTGTTCAATCACACCAACCTGAGCGGCAGGAATCTGTGCAGCCTGACATAGAAATTCTATTTTATCACCACTTCTTGGTAGAAAAACTCTAAATCTATTTGCTCTAGGTCCACCACCTAAGAGTTGTGCTTTAAATTGGTCTATAGTTGCCATTTATTTCTCCTTAAACTGCTCCGTATAACTCTTCAAACTCTACACCACTTCTAGATGCTACAAAGTTTAAAGTGATAAAGTTGATTGATTTTGCAGGTTTAATGAAGATAGAACATACAAATTCATTTCTATCTATAACTGAATCAGTGTTGTTACTTTCGTCACAAACCACTGAGAAGTCTACTAAACCTCGTCTGTTCTTAACATCTCTTAAGAATGGTTCCACAGCACTTCTGAATTGAGCTCTTGTGAATGCATCGTTGAATTCAAACAACTGTGCTTTAGCGGCAAGTGCCACTGCTCTTTCTAATACTATGAATAATCTTCTTACGTTAATTCTGTCAAATGCACTTGGAACTGTTAATGCTGTCTTGTCACCAAATAACACTGTACCTTGTCCAGGGAATGTTACAATTGGATTAATTCTTGCACGATATAGTTCGTCTCTTGATGCCTTCTTAGGATTAAATGCAAGTTTTGTAATTCCAAGATACTGTCCTCTTGAGAAACCAGCAGGTGAGTACCATGGGTCTTGTAATAAGTCACTTCTTGCCATAAGACCAGAAGTGTGTCCATTTCCTGGAACCCATACAAACTTGTCGTTGTATCTATCGTATTGATATACCCAACCACTGTCAAGAACTGCATATGAACTTGAAGTTACACTTGCATAATCTGCCTTAACGTTAGATAATTGTGTTGATTCTGAAGATTCATGAACAATAGATGCTTTTCTTGGTGAGATAACTGCTAAACAATCTTTTCTTGCTTCAGCAATCTGAATTGCCTTGTTTGCGATTGTGTTATGGTCTGCTACTGTATCTTGGTCTGCTC